ATGAGGTAACCTGGAGTAATCACTTTAGCTTTTACAGAAAGACTGGTAATTAAGTAATCATATTCACACATTTCAGAAATAACAACAACAGCGTACCCACGATTTCCGTAACTGTATTCAATAGAAGTCCGATAATCACCGCGTGTACTTGGTGTGATGACATTCGTTATCTTTGAGTTTCTCGCGAGACCTGCGTGTGTTGTCAATCCACTGTTGTGTCTTCCAGGTACTTCTAGGAAGACGATGGAGTTTGTTGAAGACGCTTCAATGTACGCAGAATCAATGTACCTCGCAAGCTCTTGAACAGCTGTTTGGAAACCAATAGATTCTAAACCTGGCATATCATTAAAGATTGTTTTAGCGATACCGATAATATTGGTATCCACCCGATCATCTAGGGCTAAATCTCTCGCAGACTTCATAGATTCATTGCCACATATACAATAGAGACGGTCGTAATCACCAAGGTTCTTTACGGCACGGTCAATGTCAACATAGTCGTATGATGTTTTTAACAGTGAACCCGGTCCATCATCAATGTGTTCTTGATCAAAGTATTCCTTGATATTTTGATTGAGACCTCTAAATCCATCACAGAAACCATGGACTTTATTACCTTGATTTCTCTCGCGGAGAGTGATTGAGCGAATGATAGTGTTGACACCTGGACAAACACCACCAGCGGTAAGGATGCCAATGTTCATTTTCAATTACATACGCACTTAGTTTTTATATATGTATAATCTATAGAAATGTCTGTGGAAGTTGTCACATACGCCAACAAGTCTCAGGGTATGTTTAAGGATCTCATTGACAATGAGTTTGGTGTTCCAGTAAAGATTTTGGGTTGGGGAACTAAATGGAACGGATTCAGTGATAAATACAAGGCGATGACAAAGTATCTTGAAACTAAAAATGACACTGATATAGTGATATTTCTTGACGGTTTTGATACCAAAATCAATAAAAATCCACATGAAGTCACAGAACTTTTCAAAAAGTGTGATTGTAAGGTTTTGGTATCCAAAGATCCAGAAGTACCTGGTAAACTATTAACTCATATGATTTTTGGAAAATGTGGCAAAAAATCAACTGCCAATTCTGGCCTTTATATGGGATATGCTAAAGAACTTAAAAGTGTTTTGGATGAAGCATTGGCAGAAAAATGTGAAGATGATCAAACAAATATAAATACAGTATGTCAAAAGTCCGAGTTTGTAAAAATTGATGAAGATGAAAAGATTTTCAAAAACTTTGGACCCCTCGACAAAAAACAGGAATCAGATGCCATCTTCGTGTCATACCCAGGTTCTCCGGGGTTTGATCGTTACACAAGAGCCGTGGTTGAATACACACAATTTCTGTACATTTATATATTGTGTCTAGTCATTTTGGGTTTGGCTTTCTTTCCACAAAGGCAGAAGGTTTTGTTACCCACATTAACTCTATTTACAATGTTCTACGCTTTTGTCGCGGATAAGTCATGTACAGATTAAACACTCTCCATTCTCTCTAAATCATCTATACTGGTTCCATCCCTGCTTTTACGAGTGATAGCCTTAAATGCACCCAACCACCTCGTAACGGCACGATTAGAACCGAGTTGGGAAGATGTTTCGTCACTCACAATAATACTGAGTCCATTACACACATCTGGTTTATTTGTGCGTTCGGGGAACTCTAAATTAAAGGCTTGTATGGATATCGCGGGGATATCTGGAGCTTCATCAAGAAGTCTGTCATACTCTTCACGACACTTCTTGACAAACTCAATGACACATGTTCTATCTCGTGGGTCTAGAGAAAGTTCCATATCAATATTCCTATAATACTTTGAATATTGAACACACATAGATGAGTGTAATTCCGAAAGACTGAGACTTTGACTAAACTTACCTATACTCGTAAGAATTCCACCAAGTACATTGAGGAATGCGAACATGTATTGAACGATCATGATTTTAGCCCTTGTGTCCGATGATATATTGTCGTTTCCACTTGGATTAAGTACAGCGAAACCACCAACACCTGTGATACTTGCGATGACTATACTGGGGTATGACAAGTAGTCGTTCTGCTTTTTAAAATGGAGTCGAGCGTGGTTATGAAGCCAACGATATCCTGCAGCTCTCTCTGCCCATGATTTAAGAAGCCTCTCCTGCTTCTCACACCATGGGTGAGTCTCCTCGTGTGCTTCCATTATTTTACGCGGGCATTTTTAATCTCTGTCGCCTCCTGATACGCGAGAGAGTCTACTAATTCATTATGTGGGTCTCCATTGTGCGCCTTGACCCAACGCCATTCTACAGACTTCATTTTCTGAGAGAGTGTGTCGATTTCAATCCACAGTTCTTTATTCTTAACGGGTGTACCCGCAGCTGTACGCCACCCATTCCTTTTCCAATTCTTAATCCATGAAGTTATACCATTCTTGACATAGTTACTATCGGTAAATAGCCTTATCTCAAGAATGTCGCGTGCGAGACACTGTTGAAGTGCCTTAACGACTGCAGTCATTTCCATAGCGTTGTTTGTAGTGTTGTCTTGCCCCCCAGAGATTCTCAATCCTGGGCCAACAACACCCCACCCCCCTGGACCGGGATTGCCGAGGCAACTACCATCTGTGTAAATGTCCTGCATTTGTTATTACATGTGTCATTTATTTAAGTTTGAAATATCCATTACGACCATTGCGTGAAATTGTGAAAACGGTCGCGATCACGCCCAAAGCGAGGATTGACACTGGAATCCAGATTCCCATTTGTTGTTGCTTGGTTTGCTTTTCAGCCATTTTTACTATACTATTAGATTTAAAAATTGTGTTCTAAACATTTTTTAAACTTAATTTTTTATTACGCGAAACGAGACGAGATCACATACTTAAGCCATAATTAGCTTAGTTGGAGAAGGCGAGACCACCCATACCGGATTGGATGCGGAGGACGTTGTAGTTGACCGCGAACATGTGCATGGTGGTGGAGGCCGCCGCCGCTGGGATGGTGACCGCGACTTGGGCGTTGTCGATACGAGAGAAGTTGCAAGTACCGGTTGGTTGGTGTTCCTCTGGCTTGAGCGCGAAGGAGTACGAGTACACACCTGGGTATGGGCAGCCAGAGTGGTGGTTGTACGCTTGCACTTGGTTGAAGTACTTACCCTTTTGGGCCTTGAATCGGTCTTGACCGTTAAGGACCAACTTGAAGTCAGTCAATGGACCCGCGGCTTCTTCGGTGAAGTCAACAATGGAGCCGGCTTCGCCGCACTTGACAAGTGGGACACCGGTCGCTTGGGTGACTGGCACGTAGCAGTTACCAGAGCCTTCAGCGAACGCGTTGGACTCGAGAACGATGGAGGTCGCACCTGGAGCGGTGGTGAAGTTCCACAAGGAGGTGGCAACGTTCGCCGACGCTGGGTCGTTGAAGCACCACACCAATTCCTTGACTGGGTGGTTGTAGCTGAGGCGCTTGTTGGAGGTGGAGCCCGCAGTGACGGTGTCGGAGCCAGTGTGTTGCACTTGCTCGATGAGGTACTCGTGACCCTTTTGCGCGAATCGGCGACGCTCTTCGGTGTCCAAGTACACGTAGTTCGCCCAGACCTTGAACACGGAGGTGCTCAAGTAGGTGGAGAAGGTGCTGGTCAAATCGAAGTCGATGCGGACTTCGTGATACTGCAACGCGATGAGGGGCAAGTACAACCCTGGATTCCGGTTGAAAAAGAAGATCAAAGGGAGATACACGGTGTTACCGTCAATCGCAGTGGTCATCTTCGCCCAGTTAGCCTTCTTGGACTCATCCAAGTAAAGCTCGGAGTACAAACGCCACCAGCGTTGGTAGTGCTTGTCAACGCGTTGGCCACCAATGGACAATTCAGCGGACGCGATCGCACGTTCAGCGACCCAGTTGCAGTCATCACCGGCAGATGAGAGCGAGTTCGCCGCCGCGGATTGGAGTTCGACGTACATGTCGCCGACCAAATCACCATTGCGGGCAATGGTGACGGACACGCGGCCTGAGTTGGCAGCGGTACCGTTAACAGTTTGTTCGATGTTTTCCATCGCGAAGTTAGTGTGACGCTTGTAGACAGCTTGGAAGAAGGTAACCTTTGGGTTACCAGTCAAGTAGACGTCTTGGGCGCCGTAAGCGACAAGTTGCATGAGACCACCGGCCATTGTGAGAGTTTTTGTACTATATAGCAACATTTTTTTTCTGGCTGAAATCGCACTGGTGCGAAAATTTCAAAATCAATTTTTCTCAGTCTAGTTTAAATGTCGTCTCGTCCTGAGGATGAAGAATCAGCTGATGAAATAGAAGAAGGTGAGATTGTATCCGACGAAGAAGAAATGCTCATGTCCGAGGGTGAAGATGAAGATTTCTTCCAAGAAGATGAAGATGAAGGTATGGATATCGCGGGTCTCATGACATCCCTTCTCGCGACCCCAGACGGGGATACTATTTGCTCTGCCCTGGTAAATCTTTGTTACCAATTAGAAACCCAAAATAAGATTCTCATAAAGATGCTTGCCAAGATGCAGTCCTCAAAATCAGCTTAGAAACAAAAATCGTATCTCAATAAATAGAAATGGAGCACACCCATTTCATTGATAAGGAACCTAATAAGTATGAAGCTCTCGTTGAACTTCAGAAGCAGCATATCCAATCAATGAAAGAAGAACAGGTTCTCGATGTTGTCGATAGATTTGAACAGGCGTGGTCTCTCAAGACGAACGACTTTCGAAATGCCAGAGAGTTGGGATATAGGCAATTTATCCACCCCGAATATTTCGACGAGTCTGGAAACCCAATCCCAGCTCAAATTGACATTCTCGCCATTAAAGGTAACCGCGACCGACAGAGAACCTTCCTAATTAATGTTAAAAACCATTCGCGAGACTTAAAGATTCACAAACTCGAACCCAACGATGATGGTATGACTATCGTGCGGCGAATTAACAATGTGTTGAAACAACTGAGTGATGGTTACGACAATATCCGTCGCCACTACACATCGTTTGAGAGGGTAGACAATCCTACCGCACAACCACAGTTCAGTAATTCAGGTGACCCTTCTACTATGGACGAAGATGAAATTGAGAACTCAACCCCATTTCAAAAATGTCTTTTGTACTCGCTTGACCAGACATACAAGTCTGGGTATCGTCGGTACAAGGGACAGTGCTGCGAAGAAATTAGAACCGTTGAGGGACATCGTACGCGTGCGTGGCAACCAAAGTTTAGTATTGAACAGTTTATTTATTCACTGGCACAGAAGGACGATGACTTCATTACATGGAAACACTTTACAAGCAGAGGTAGTGTGTTTCGCGATGTCATTGATAATTTAAGCAAGTGCCACGACGCTCAGTTTCCGGAGATTACCAAGCGTCGTCATGTTTGGAGTTTCAAAAATGGCGTGTTTGTAGGTAAGGAATGGATTCCAGATCGTGGCGTCTATGATTGCTGCTTTTACCCATATGACAGTCGCGAATTTCGTTGCCTTGACCCAACAATCATCGCGTGTAAGTATTTTGATCAACAGTTTGATGACTTCTCACACGTAGAGAGATGGCAAGATATTCCAACTCCCTGGTTCGATTCAATCCTCAAGTACCAGCAGTTCGAAGATGAGGTGTGTAACTGGGCGTATGTGATGGGTGGGCGTTTGTGTTTTGATATTGGGGAGTTAGATGGGTGGCAGATCATTCCATTTTTTAAGGGGATCGCTCGTTCCGGGAAGTCTACCCTCATTACCAAAGTTTTCAAGAAGTTTTATGAAAACGAAGACGTTGGCACCCTTTCAAACAACATCGAGAAGAAGTTCGGTCTCTCAGCGATCAAGGATTCCTTCATGTTCATCGCACCAGAAGTGAAGGGAGACCTCGCTCTCGAACAGGCGGAGTTCCAGTCTATGGTTTCTGGGGAAGATGTCTCTGTTGCCGTCAAGAACAAAACTGCAGTCTCCATCGAGTGGACCGTTCCAGGCGTTTTGGGTGGGAATGAAGTTCCCAACTGGAAGGATAACTCAGGCTCTGTTCTTCGTCGTATTCTTCCATGGAACTTCTCCAAACAAGTGAGGGATGCCGATCCACAACTTGACGAGAAGTTAAATCGTGAGTTACCAATCATTTTACTCAAATGTATCAAGGCGTACCTTGATTACTCAAACAAATACAGGGACAAAGATATCTGGAATGTAGTGCCCGACTATTTCAAGAAAATCCAGAAGCAGGTCGCTATGGTTGCGAGTACTCTCCACAACTTCTTGGAATCCACGAACATTGTGTTTGGGAAAGAACTCTTCGTACCTCAGAAGCTCTTCATCCAGGTTTTCAACCAACACTGTCAAGCGAACAACCTTGGCAAGCCCAAGTTCAATCAAGACTTCTATGCGGGTCCCTTCAGTTCCCGTGACATTGAAGTGAGAGAAGAAGTCGTCAACTACAAGGGTCGGGTATACCCCAGACAGCCCGTCGTCTATGGACTTGATGTGGTTGAAGAAAGTCTGGGCTTCACCGATGATTACTAAAAAAAATACCGCGCAATAGTAATATGAGCCAGTCACCCAGAGACTTTGTGAGGCAGTCGGGGATAGAGGTACGTCCCACGAACAGCCCAAGCTCTGTCTCTACAACCGCGTCAAATAATGCATTGGTTCGGGAAATTGAAGCTGAGATGGCTTTTCCACCACGTTTGGAAAAAAATATAATTAACAATACCAATTATGGTGAATTTGCACAGTTTTTAGATGTCAGCGATTCAAACAACAATGACAATATTGATAACATTATCGCAATGGTTGGACAACCATCACCACCCAAACCAGTCAATCTTACATTTAGTGTTAGCAAATTAAATCCAGGTATGTTTAATGCAACCGTAAATAAGAATTTCACTTCAGAGACACGTATCAATCTCAAAAAAATCCTTCTCAAAACACCACTCCCAAAAACTCCTATTGGCGAGGGTCTTTATATAGATACAAAAGAGATCAACGGTGTTTATGGGAGATTTGAGACAGGGTTCTCACACACGAAGGAGTATGGAAAGAAGGGTGATATCAATAAAAACTTCTTTACAGTTCAGATTAAAGTTGTCATATCCGACGGAACGGAATCCAAAGGTGCAACTGTAAACTTTTACAAAAATGGTAAGATTCGTTTTTCGGGTGGATTTATAGGAACAAATATCTCAAACCAACCAGAACTCATTCGTCGTTTTATGGTAAATACTTATAGCGAGCGTGAAGCGTTCCTTTACACACCATTTGAATACAACAATCTCAGTGGGCAATTCAGAGTCAATGGCATTTTCAAGGACATGGGTACACTCACACGAAACATGATGACAAAGTATGGTGTCAGCTATGTGAGTTATGAACCAGATATTTCTCCATTCATGTATGCCACATACAAGGGTCACAAATACATTATCGCAAAGAGTGGGAATGTTCAAATATCGGGTGCGCCAACACCCGCTGAAATGCTTGTTTCTTACACCGATGGCGCTGAACTCGTCAAGATGATGTATGAAAGGGGGGATATCGTACTCACAGCGGCAGTTCCAAAGAAGCTCGTAAAGGGTAAGACGACACCAACAAAAAAGACTCGTACCACTGTCTTGAGTAAGAATCAAAAGGCTGCTCTCAGAATTGATAGTAAACAATGTATGCGTCTCTCAAAAACAGAACTCGTGGATCTCGCGAAGAAGATGGGTGTCGTTGGGATCACAATGTCAACTAAGAAGGGAGAAATCTGTGAAAAGATTAAGAAGATCTCAAATGTGAAAACCGCCACTTTCAGAAATACCAATAAGAAAAAGAATGTAACACTTTCGGGTTCAGGTAATACATTTAGAGTTGGTAGGGCGGCTTGCACGGGTTATAGCAAAACGGAACTTCTTCGTGTAGCGGGTATTCTCAATATCAAATTGGATGAGAAGGAAACCAAAGAATCTCTTTGTAAAAAGATTGAAAAGGCGCGCAATGTATTGGCAGCACCCAAACCAAAACCACCACCAAAACCCACAAGAAAAGAAGTCACACAGAAAAAGAAGAATACAAAACGAGAAGAAGTCATGAAAAGAAGAGGTCTCAATGAAAACACAATTCGTAAAGACATCTTGAAACTTTATGGTAAGCGGTGGATGTCCCGTTACAAGAATGTGATGCCTTCTCTCAATAATGATGTGAGGATGATGAAAACCGAACTCAATAAATTGAAGAATGGGAATAAAACGGGTATTCCATTTAAACGAGATGTGGACAACCTTAAAAAACAAGTCGTAAACCAATGGAAAATGGAGAGAGGTCGCAACTTGGAAAAGAAGATTATTATGAATCAATTGAATGTGAACGGTGTACCACGGAACTTGATCCCACAATATAGAAATGCTGCGACAAACTATATTATGACTCGTGGTCCAACCATGAAACAACTTGTAAATTATAAAAAGACTTGGATAAACTTAAGGAAAAAGAACTAATCGTAACTAGACATGGAATCAATCACAGAACAAATTATCAAACGACTTGAGATCGGAAAGAAGCGATATGGTCATGGTGTGATTGTTGATTCCGACACGACGGAATGGGGAACACCTCAAAACTCTTGGATTGATATGGCCATCGAAGAGTTTTTAGATGGATTAATTTATATAATCGCTGATTACATTCGTAAAGGAAGGCGAAGTGAAAAGCTAATGTGCGAACTTGAACTTGAATATAAAATCAATGACGATTTCGCAACAGCTCCAGATCCTGTGAAATACTTACTAGAAAATCATGAGTCAGATGATAACGGACTCATCATGTATATCATTAAGAATTACATTAAGATTGAGAGTCCAAAGCATAAAATGCTTGTTTGGAATCTCATGAACATGTTACTCGTGAGTTCACAGATTTAGTTGGTTCAGCCACCTGCTTGAGATGAATGGTGTGATACGCGAAGTTGTAACTGGGGAAGAGCTCCTTTATTAAGTTAGAAAGAGTTGTCGCTTCAATGATGTGAGGCACTCCCGAACATACCGAATTTCGTTCAATTTGAAGAAAACGATCCTCCAATTGCACGAACTTTTTGAGATCTTCTTGTTTCATTCCGTTTCTATGCATAAGAAGATACATCTGCTTTGAGGCACCACCACTGAGATGGAAATTCTTAGAACCCGCGACTTCGTCTGTAATATTTACCTTCTCGTATATAAGGGCAATCGCTAAAATGGCGAGGAGTACAAATCGTAGCATCTTACTTTTAGAAAAGATTAATATTGTAGGGAACCAGACAATTGTATCTTGTCCGAATGGTCTTCATGACATCATTCGCATAATCTACAAGTTTTAATCCTATATCTATGATTTCATCAATTCTATCGGGTTCAAGTACATACTGTCTTAGGAGATCCCCTCCTGTATCTATGACCATTCTAAATATATTGTTAATGTCCCTGTATTTCTCCCGTTGTTTGTCTCGTCTTTGGAGTTCCTTCTTAAACTTGTCTTCTTCTAGTTCATTCAACATGTAGGCAACACGAAGATATTGATTATCCCCATCATATATATCACCATATCGGTATATGAGATCTCTGTCAAGTTGGTAAAGTACCATCGCAAAACGCATGATGTCGTCCGATGCGTTTATTTCTCGCAGCTCTCTAAAAGATGGTACACCACCACATGGTATGTCTGCGTGTTCTCTTGATGAGATGCGACCCCTCTTAAACTCCATATAGTGGGGATTGTGAATACGACCCGTCTCAATCTGACCAGTGCGCCAATCAAAGGCTGTGTGGCAATCTGGACACCACATCTGAGAACATCCACTTAGTTTCTGTATGACCGTTCCACATTTGGGACATGGCTTCGTATCCTTCTTTAGAAGTTCCATAGTCTTTACCGCATCCGGGTCACACACATGATCATCCTCAATCTTTTCATTACAATGTTCACAGAAGTATCCATCGCAAAGACCACAAAACCAATTCTCATTCATGAAACCTTTACATTCCTCAGTTGGACATTTACGAACAAACTTTTTGGGTTCTTCACCGATGACAAGTTCCCCACCGTGACGAAGGCGTTCTAGTTCCCGATAACTCTGTTCCATATCTTCGCGGAGTTCAAGAATCTCATCGGGTATGGGAATATTGTTCGTCACTGGAACATAAATCCCATGTTTCTGATGAAGTTCTATGAGCTTCCTCCGCTGTTCATTTATAATAAGATGCATTCTTCGCATGGCGCGTATCCTTTCAACTTCGTGTTGTGTTTCTGGCATGCGAACCTTTTCTCTCTCAAATAGGATCGTCTCCCTATGACGACGGAGTTCAGTGTTACGAAAGTACTTTGTACAAAATGTATCTACGAACTCACGATTCCACATATTTTTACATCCCATGCAATGTGGATCATCTGATATGGATAGGAGATACCTCTGGGAACACGCACGACAGCTCTGTAAATCACAGAAGGGGCATTCGACCTTTTTGTGATTTATTTTGTTGAACTTTTCACAACATACATCACAATTTTCCATTAAAAGAAAATCGTTTTAAGTCTTTAACTTTGACAATATTAAACCCATGACACCCACAAGTATGTAACCCAATTTACCTTTCTTTTCCGGTTCTGGTTCTGGTGTGGGTTCTGGTTCTGGCGTGGGATCTCGTGCGGCTAGAGGCTCTATGCGCATTCCTACTAGATAGGCATACAAAGATGACATTTATATCTACATATATTTTTCTTTGACCCAATCACGATCCTTCTTGAAAATCTTGGACAACTTGGGATCTGTGCGCTTGAAGAGGATCATCAACACATTGAGACGACGGAAAAGACCGAGGGGTGGTTCACCCGCTCGGATGACCTTCCCGAGAGCGCGGTGTCTCGCGAGTGGAGATTTATCACGCACATCACTGTAACCGTGCACACTGAGAATACCGGAGTTGCTGAGTGGAATAATAACTTTGGCTTTCATTTAATATTGGGCGAGATTTTTATCGTCTTCTCCTTTGTTGCTGTTGTCTAGATACTTGCGCCCGGGTGCGGTTCTTCGCCTTCATCTTTTTAGTGCGTGGTGCAATGCGACCTTGTTGTGGCACAGGTCTTGATGGGGGCTGAGGACCACTTGTTGGGCGCGCTCTCTTTGATGCGTCCCTCCGTTGTGCATTGGAGATAACTCTCGAAGGATCTTCACCTCTCTCCAATCTCTGCATAAACTCTTGTCTATTTCTTCGCTCAAGACCCGACATACCTTGAAGCATTCTAGCTGTATTTCCTCTCAATTTAGCCTGTTTTTGTTTTTCGTATTCACGCGTTTTCTGTTCCCGATCTTTGCGTTGCTGCGCTTGTTGTTGCTCTCTCTGCTTACGCTCAGCTTCAAGACGCTGCTTAGCTGAGCGATTGCGTTGTAACTTATCAGCATTTGTTAAAACCTTGCGAGCATTCTCGCCACCCGCAACTCTATTCATGAAACGCTTCCTATTGTCACGCCCCAACTTATTCATGGATTGAAGCTTTGTGGCAGTCTCCTTCGTCGCACGATCCTTGGTATCGCGCTTTGTCTTGACAACGCGGTCCAATTCTTGAGTCCTTTGACTCAAATCGTCGCGATAAGCCATAAAGTTCTTGAGATACCGCGATTGTTCTCGTGGTGGAAGATCCTTGACTTCCGATTCGGTTCTAGCCTTGAGCTTCAACTTGCTCTCCAAAAGTCGTTCAATCTTTTGGAGTGATGCGTCATTTTCAGCTTCACGAATAGCCGCTTCCCACTTTTGTCTAGCTTGAGACATATTATTACCAGCGGGTACGACACGCTTGACTTTATTGATGAGGGGTTGTCTCTTAGTAGATATCATCTTACGCGCGTCATCAAATATTGTTTTGTTCTTTGAATCATTCCACCGCTTCATGAGAGTTTTAAGATTGGAACCGGAGACACCAATCTTCTTGAGTTTGAATTCAACACCCCCACGAATCTGTCTAGCATTAGCCTTTCTATTTGCGTCCAATTTGGTAGCATTTGAAAGGACCTTTTGAGGACCGTTGGTAGCCAAACGGTTCATAAACTTCTTTCGGTTCTCCCTCTCAAGGCTAGTGAGACCTTGAAGCCTGGTGGCGACGTCCTTAGTTTGTGTGTTTCTAACCTTTCGCTCTTCTTCGGCTTTTCGTTTAGCTTCTTCTTCAGCCTTACGCTTGGCTTCTTCTTCGGATTTCTGTCTAGCCACAACATTCTTTCGCTCTCTGTTGAGAGCTTGAGCATTTGAAAGGACCTTTTGAGGACCGTTGGTAGCCAAACGGTTCATAAACCTTTTTCGGTTCTCCCTCTCAAGGCTGGTGAGACCTTGAAGCTTGGAAGCCACATTTTTCATTTCTTGTTCTTTGAGTTTCTTAATTCGTAACGCTTCAGCATTCCTCCTCCTTTGAGCTTCTTCTTCGAGACGCTTCTTCTCCGCCTCAATTTTTCGCGCACTCTCCTCTTCTCTCTTGACCTTCTTTCTCTCGTCGTTGAGTGCTACCGCGTTCATGATCACCTTTTTCTGACCATTCTTATTCAGACGGTTCATAAACATCTTCCTGTTATTCCGTGTGAGATCTGTCAGAGTTTGTAGAGATTCGGCAGTGTTCTTGATCATTTTGTCCTTAGCTTGTCTCGCACCCTTTCTAGAAGCATCTAGTTTTTCAGCCTCTTCCAGTATTTTAGATACTGGTTCAGAACCAAGTCTTATTTTAAATTTACCACGCTCATCGGGTGTAATATTTGATAGTTTTTTGAGTTTGGCTTCAGCACTTTTAATTAATTTTTGAACCACAATCTTCTCGGCGTTGACATTTGCGTTCACGAGACTCTTGATTGGTGTGATATTGACATGTGGTCTATTCAACTGCTTGAGGTATGTGTTCTTTTGTGCTTGTGGTATCGTCGCACCTCTGATATAAACACGAAGTGCGTCTACATCTTTTTCATTGTCTTTATCTTTAGCTCTCGAAGACACGACAAGATTTTGAAGTGTAGCTTTATTATTCGCAAAATTAGACACATATTGTTGCATGTCCTTATTTGTGAGATATTTGAGACCCATGAGATGCTTTTCAAGTTTCTTTTCATCGGCTAACCTTTTCGTAATTTCTTCTTTGCGTTTCTTTTCTTCGTCAAGGCGTTGTTGCTCAGCTCGTTTGTTCTTAACGGATTTATTCAATCTGTTACCTTCATTTTTGAGTGGTTCAATATTTGTATTCGCACTAACGACCTTTTTCACCAACCCCACTCTTTGTGCATTAGTTAGATCGTTGAGAGTATCAAGGAACACACTAAGTTCTGATCTTTTACGAGCAACCTCCTCATTCATCGTCTTGAGGACTGTGTTAAGTTCCCGTACTTCTCTCTTAATCTCATCCATATCGGTATTGAGTTCCACTCGGTTCAAGAATGATTGTTTATTCGTGTTCTTGAGTGTAGTCTCTTTCATGTAGTCACGAAGTTGTTCCTTCTTGTTCTTAATCATTTGGGCGTCGGATACATTGCGCATCTTTCTGGCATCTTGTTTAAGACGATTAAGAGTGGAACGCCCGTCATTCAACTTTTGGAGTAGCACTGTCCCATTGATACCCAACTCATTGATATAATTGGATAGTTCTTGACGTTCCGAAGCTTTGGTTTTAATTCGTGAGTTAATATTTGCCGCCCTATTTTTCAACTTATTTAAACTGACCGCCTCACTGTCAAAGTTCTTTAAGATTGCAGACTTATTTGCGTTTGTTAGGTTGAGTGTATTCATATAGGAGACAAGATCTTCTCTATTTGCTGCGACACTTTCTTTAATTCGTTGCTGTAAGAGTGCATTTGCCTCTTTACGAGCGTTCGTTGTTGTGACAGATTTATTTGTGTTAAATTTGTTGAGGATAATTTGAGAATTCGCATTTGAAAGACCCAATGTTGTAAGGTATCTTGAAACTTCTTCTCTGTTTGCGAGACGCTTTTCAATACCTCTCTGCTTTTGAAGTTCTTCGGCATTTGTACGAAGAGAAGTCAAACTGGCATTCTTATTTGCATTAAATCTGTTAAGTATACCCTTTTTGTTAGTACCACTGAGATTGAGTGTATTGAGGAAGCCACTCAATTCACTTCTGTTAAGAGCACGCTTTTCAGATGTGCGCTTATTTCTCAACTGAGATGCTTCATTTTTTAGAGTATTAACGGTTGCGTTTGTTTTATTAAACTTATTCATGATTGAATTTCTATCGGCAACATTCATGTCAAGTTTATTGACAAAATTATAAAGTTCATTTCTTTCGCGTGACCGTTTTTCTAAAGACCGTTTCTTTCTCAAGTCTTCAGCTTCTTTTAATACAGAGTTCAATGTAACATTTCTTGTTTCAAATTTATTCAAAAGATATGTTTGATCCTTGTTTGAAAGATTTCTAATTGAGTTCTTGAGTGTGGTGGTATTTACATTCTTCTTTGCCAGTTTCTTAAACTCTTGAGCGCGGTTACCCTCGGCTCTACCATTGTTGAGTGAAAGATTTTTGTTCAATATATTCTGTTTATTCTTATTTGTTAACAAGTTGAGACCATTGAGATACTCTTTCAATTCACGACGAATTTCCATTCGTCTCTCCTCATTCCGAGCATTCTTAATTTGTCTCCCCTTATTTCTCAAATTATTGACACTTCGCGGATCAGCGTTAAAGTTCTTCAAAATGAGATTCCTATCTGGAGCTTCAAGACCCAATTCCGATAGATAAACAAACAATTCACCTTTCTTTTCTTCAATTGTTTTGACTTCTTTCTGTCGAGCATTTTGTTGAAGTCGGTTGAGACTGGTAGTTCCGTCATTAAATTGTTCCAAGAATGCAGCTCTATCAGAATTATTGAGATAGAGGGTGTTCAAAAAGTTTGAAAATCCCTTACGAGCTGTAGCCTTGCGCTTGGCATTCAAATCTTTTTTATATGCCGCAGCATTCACCTTCACCGCCTTCAGGTTCTTACCATCATCTAGGTTTTTGAAGAATATTCTCTTTGAATTATTATTGAAACCCATGTTTGACATGTAGTTGTTGAGTTCAGATTTTTCACGAGCTCGTCGTTCCTTAGCTCTTTGGACGGCTGTATCAGTTGCTTCTTTTTTAATGGAGTTCCAATTTGTAAAGTATCCGTTAAGTTTTGAAGTAATTTCAGTTTTGTTTTCAGCTGTTAGGTTTTGAAGAGTATTGAGGTAGTTGAAAAACTCAGACTCATCTTGGGCATACCGTTGATTTTTACGAGACTTGTTGATTTCTTTAGCTCTCTTTTTGAGAACATTAGAATTGACATTTGTATTGTCAAAGTTCTTAAGAATGCCATTTACATTTGATTGATCTAACGACAACTTACTGAGATACTTTACGAGATCTTGTCTTGCCTTTGCTTTCAGACTTTTAAACTTCTCACTCGCAAACTCTTCAACTTCTAACTTGAGTGCATTGAGATCATCTTGATTTTTATTAAGTCGGTTAGCGAATGGTCTCTGTTCGCTTCCAGTAAGACCTTGAACATTCATAAATGCTTTGAGATCAGCTACTTGTTCGGCCTTTATTTGAGCTTTCTTACTCGCGGCAAGAGATGACGCATTACTTTTTATAGTATTCAAGTTTACATTCTTATTGAAGTTGTTGTAAAACTTGCGTTTCTCTTCGTTTGTGAGATTAAGATTGTTGAGATGAAGTTTTAATTTTATAACATTCTTCTCTCTTCTCTCTCTAATTCTCAATTGAAGGGTTTGGTTTGCCAACTTCTTTCCTTCATTCAATGAAACATTCTTACTGAGAATACCTTCTTTATTATTTGTATTCAAACCAATTTCATTCATGTATGCATTTAGGTTGCGTCGTTCAGCATTTTTCCTGTTTTGTGCCTTTTTCTTAGCGATGCGATCAGCTTCGGTTTTGAGTGAGTTCAAACTATTACGGTTCAATTTAGTCACAAGAGCATTCGCGTCTTGATTATTTAAACCGAGCTCTCTTACATAATCTCTCAATTCCGCAGCGTTTGCGTTTTTTCTTTCCTGTATTCGTGAAATAACAATCGCATTGGCTTCTTGTTTGAGATTCTTAAGCGCAATCTCACTGTTTACATTAAACTTATTAAGAATGGTCTTTCTATTTCCATTTGTCAATCCCTTTGTTTTCATGTACTCATCAAGTTCATCACGGTCTTTATCTCTTTGCACTTGAACCATTCGTGACACCATCGCGTTCACTTCCTGACGAAGAGATGACACATTCACATTGTTGGCGTTCAATTTACGGATAAAGGCATTTTGATTTGTTTGTGAAAGGATTGTTGTTCGTACATAGTTTGTAAACTTAGCCTTGTTATTTGCAAGTTTAGCATTTTGTACATTTTTAACCATTTTGTTGATTTCAGCTTGAAGTGTTCTAAGATTGGATTGATTTGCATTAAATCTCTTCTCAATATTAGTCTTGACTTCAGTGGAAAGATCTGTGCGATTCATGTAGTTTTTCAATGATTGCTTGTTGAGTGCCTTTTGTTCGGTAACTCTTTTGTTCTTCAATGTCTGAGCATT